TTGGTTATCGTCAATCTTGTTAACGATATCTACAGCACCAAGATCTTTATTAGCATCTGTGTTTTCAGACATAATTTATTTGTAGTATATGTTATTTATTATTATTAACAGGTTTAGGTGCGGAACTAGCCGCTTTCTTCATTTTTTCTAACTCTCTTTCCTGTGCATCATCAGCTTGTTGTGCTTGAATCTCAGGTTGGAAAGCAGTATTCTGACGATCCATAGTGTCAAATGAATTGACATCCTGTGGAGACATTACTAAACCAGAATCAATTTCCTTCTGCATTTGCTTGTCTAACTCTCTAAGTTCGTTATTAGTTTGACCAAGAATCTCTTTACGAACATGTTCTATAGAGAAATACTTACCAACAAACGGATCCATTTGAGTTACAGTTGCTATGCGTTGATTCATCATCTCAATGTTTTTTAATTCATTGAAGTGATTATCAAATAGGAAGTCATATTGGATGTGCTCCTTCATATCTTCCCAATCTTCTGGAGCAATCACTCCCTTTAGAATGAGTTGAGTTTTGAGGAAGTCCATGAATATTTCACTAAACCTCTTGCGGAGACGACCAATAAACTTAGTGAACTTAAGTTCGTCACGCAGAACCTCGGTTGTCTTACCAATATTAAATCCTTTGTTATCGTCAGTAAGACGAGAAGGAGGTAAGTTTAAACTATTAAATAGTTTCTTTTTAAAATACTCAACATCCTTGAGTTCACCTAGGTTTTGACCACCTGGCAATGTAGTAATTTCAGTTCCTCTACCACCTTCTCTACGTGGTAACCAGAAATCTTCTAGCATACTCATGTGCTTTTTATCGTCACGCATCTCTCCAGTACTAGAATCGTAAACTAACTTGTTACGATAACGTGCCATGACGTCACGGAGATATTGCTCCGCTTTTACTTTTGGTAGATTACCTACATCAATATAGAATATTCTACGCTCTGGTGCACGAGAAAGTCTGTATATAACTAGAGAGTCTTCAATCATTCTAAGTTGATTGATTGCCTTAATTGCCTTGTGTAGGAAACCAAGAGTCATTCTCTTGTTTAAATCTTGTAGACCAGATGGACAGAATGTAATAGAATCCGTTGCCATCTTTACACCTTGAGACAATGACATGTCTCCAATAGGTCCTAAAACTCCACCTTTATAAAAACCTTTTGGATTATAAAGATAATAATCTATAAATGTTCCGTATTCATACTCAAGTGCAGTGCCTTTCAGTGCTTGCTTTCCTAGAGAATCTTTCGGTTTGTTGTCTAATTTTTGTCTGACCTTCTTGATCTTCATAGGATCAATATAACGAAGTTCAGTAATACCCTTCTTTGGGTTCTCTAAATCTATTACCTTATGATAATATAAACGTCCATCAATGTACCAAGATCTAACAATCTCATGTGCTCGATTGTCAAAGTTTAAAAGTCTTTTAATATATTCAAACTCGTCTCTAATCTTTTTCTTAATACCCATACCAGCATCTAGATTATCTAGATTTATTTCTACTGGTGTATCGTGAGCATCACTCACGACAAATTCGTTTACAACTTCGTCAACCGCACTGTCCACTTCTGGATGCAATGCCATATCACGATAACGACGGATCATCTCAAATTCATTACGAGCTTGATTATCCGTATCTACATATGTTCCATAATAACCGCCAGCTGCTACCGCAATCGACTCCTCAGCATTAGGAGGGACAGGGGACTGACCCTTCTTTCCCTCCTTACGTTGTATTTGGAAACCAAATAATTGACTCATCTACCTAGTCATAATAGTGCTCTTACTTATATTTAGCAGAGTTAATTATATGACTTTTCCAGTTGCTACTTCAGATCTATTAGACGCTGGATTCTGTGATCCACCTTTTGCTTTCTCTGCAGTAAAGTATGAATACTGCCATTCAACACTAAACTCTTCAATCTGATCGTTGCTATCATATGCAAGATCAATTTGAGAAACGTTAGTTGGGAAGCAATGATGTAACTGATATGTTCTTATTGCAGAACCACTACCAGTCTGATCTTTTTCTAATTGAGTAACAAAAAGATTTGCCATGTAACCATCACCACTAGCATCTGGAAGAAATCTTTCAGCAGTGTTGCCAGCGTGTGTATTGATTTCATTTGCCCACTGCTCAAATAGAGCACGGATCTTGAAGTTTTTATCGTTAAAGAATGTAGCAGTCCATGTATCGAAGGTGCGATCACCAGCGATTTTAACTGTTCTACCTCTAAAAGGAACTTCGATTACACCCAAGTTTGATCCTGGTAATGCTGCGGACTTGCAAAGAATAGAAGTTAATTCTTTACCGTTATTACCACCAGCACCCTCAGATGCTAGTTCTCCTCCTGCGAGATCATTGATTGTTGCATCATTAAAACCAGCAGGAAATTGGATGTCCACATTGAACATATTAGGCTTAACGCCTTGACCAATGACTTGGAGGAACGAAGATACGTTGTTAGTTGCCATTTGTTTTTACCTTTTGTTTAATTATCTACCAACGACTTCGGTGAAATTAACACCTGTCTTCGTTGCTGTAACAGTCACAGTTACATAGTTGATAGAGCGAGTTGGTTTCACAAATACTTCTGCGACAAACTCATTTCTATCTATGACCTCTGGAGTATTGTTTGTTTCATCACAAACAACTAAGTAGTCTGTTACTCCTCTACGTGCTTGAATTTCACTTAGATATCCACTAAGTGCAGCATTGAAACTTGAACGAGTGATAGTATCGTTCTGCTCAAACAATACACCTTCCGCAAGAACTCTTGCTCTCTTCTCTATATTAAGGAAGAGACGTCTTACGTTGATGCGATCAAATGCAGATGGAGAAGCAAGTGCAGTCTTATCACCAAATAGGATAGGACCTGAACCAGGAAATGCTACAACAGGGTTAATTGCTGAAGTATAAAGATCATCTCTTGCTGCTTTGTTAGGATTGAATGCAAGTTTAACTACATTCTGTAGTCCACCTCTAGATGTTCCTGCTGGAGAAATCCAGTCGTCACCAATAATAGAAGTAGAAACACATAAACCAGCAATGTCACCATTGGTGCCGATATAACAATACTTGTCGTTAAATCTGTCATATGTGTATTTGATTCCACTATCCTTAACAACATAAGAACTAGAACCAATACTAGAGAAGAAATCAATAGTCTTTTCTAATTGTTGTGCAGGAGTTAATGCAACGTTACCAGAACTAGCAATCTGAGTACCGTTCCATGGTGAAATGAATGCTATGCAATCTTTTCTTGTGTTTGCTACAGAAGCAACAGCACCCGCCTTAACAAGTGTGTCTGCCTCAGAACCCATTGATCCACCCATGATAACAAAATCAAGTGATGTTTCTTCTGTGTCTTGGAATAGTGAATATGCTGCAGCGATTTCTCCTGTAGTATATGCGTAATCATCAGTACCGCCTGATAATGCACCACCAGCAGTCTTAAGAATTCTTGCGATCTTAATAGGAGCAGCAGATGTAGCACCATAAGATGCAACAGCAGCACCAGGATCTTCTCCTAGTGTAGTAAACTCAGCAGATGTTAATGCACTAGCGTAAATGTAATTAGAATATTCATTTACATAATTCTTCCAATAAATTGAAGCACCCTCTGGTGATTTAGCGTCTGATATCTTAGAGAGATATGTCATTCTCTCAACAACTGTATTTGTTGAAGTGTCAATAATTGCAAGGTGTACCTCATCCATTGAGATATAACGCTCTGTTGCAAATGCTGAACTACCTGGTCTAGGACCTATTTCTTTATATGTTAAACCAGTTGATCCAATTGCAGTTGCGTTCCACATTGAATTAGTGAATGCAGCAGATGTATCTCCAGCAGCTGGAGTAGGAGCAGCACTTCCTTGAATAATTCTGACCTGTGTTGTACTAACAACTTCTACAACTTCATGTCCAACAGCAGCATCGTCAGTGTATGTACCACCAACACTTAAACCGTGAGCTGATGCAGTTGTAATTGTGAAATCAGGACCTTTGTCCACTACAACAACATAAAGATTGTTTCCGTCTGCACCAGCAGTACGAGCAATAAACTTTTCTGATGAACCAGCACCAGCATCGTAATCTTCTTTTGATCCGACTAATACTGCTGAACCATCTTCAGTTGCGTTTAATACGCCAGTTGCTGCACGAACAACCGCAAGAGATCCACCATAGCGGAGATACTCTGCTGCTACTAACCAGTCTGCAGCGTTTGCCTCAGCTGGTGCTCCGA